ATTAGATGTAAGCAAGTAGCGAACCTGCTTACACCTTTGATGACTATAGTTATACTAAAAAATAACTACTTGTCAACACTTTTTTTATCTGGCTGAACCAGAAATATCATAGATAAACTTTCCAGAACGGATAGCTTCCATAATTTCGTCGGACTGTGCCTCATACTCTTGCGGTGACATCTTCTGTACTTCCGACTCTTTCAAGTATGAGGAGGCTTCGTTTTCTTGCGGCTTACTGCGACTATTCTTTGTAGAGACAGATTTGGCTGCGTCCTTGTCTGACTTGGGTTTCTTTTTGCTAATACCCATATCAGCTTTGTAGAGGTCAATCGCCCTAGCAGCAGAACGTGCGTCGTTGTCGTTTTCATAAAGCGCATCCTGCACCCACTTAGGCTGCTCTTCAGCCCACTCGTGAAAACTGTCGCTATCCCTAATCTCATCAAAGTCAGGGTGCATCTGCATCAATGCCGCTTCTGCTTTCTCTTTAGTTGCAGATACTTGCATCTCGTCAATCACTTTCATACGCTCTTCAAGTGCGCTGGATTGCTCACGTGCCTTCTTCATTGCAATTGTTTCAACAATGGCTGCTACATCAGGGTAATCTTTTGCCCACTGCTCAATGTCTTCATCTGACTTGGGCAGCTTCATTTCTTTTTGAGTAGCAGCAGAAAGCTGTGCTTTTAGTTCCGCAAGTTCTGTTTTAAAATCTTCTGCTTGTTTTTGCTGATGCCTACGCAGATCAGAGTAACGCTTTTTAAAGGTTTTTTCTTCTGCACCTGTAGGCTCTTCTTCTTCGGCTTCAGCAGTTTCTTCTACTTCACCTTTTTGTTCTTTGAGCATTCGCTCAAGTTCTTCTTCTTCCGTTTTGCGCTTTTCTTCGTTAGTGTATTTACGATTTGCAAACGCTACTTTCTTGGGTGACTGCATTTCTTCAGCCATGATTTCTGCGGCTTCTGCCATTTTACTTCTCCTAGTTGGGGCCACCGTAGCCATACACCTGTCGAGGGAGATGGGGGATGAGTAGCCAACATATGCGGGACTATTTTTTAGAAGCTAGTCCACCTCGCTTCATCTTCTTTTTCTTGGTTGATTTTTTTACGGCGTCTTTCATTAGTTGTTCATTACTCATCAAACCGCCCTTGTTTTCGTCAAAGTAACCAGAGTCAACCATTTCTTGCGCTTCACGAACAGCAGTGTCAATAATTGAACCACGTTCAAAGCCTGTATCGCTACTGTCGTCGCGGCGACCAAACGCCTCTTCACGTGCGCGTGAACCGACAGCTTCTTCTTGTGCGCGTTCAATTCTGTCTTTTTCCGCCTTTTCTCTAACTTTTCGCGCTGCTTCGTCTGCCGCTTTTTCCCTTTGCGCCTTACGTGCTGCTTCTCTACGGGCTTCAATTTCTCTTCTTTGTTGAGCCTGTTTTCTAGCAGAAGCAAATCTGTCTACGACGCCTATCACATTGCCTTCTTCATCAAATATGTCTTTTTCACGTTTCCGTTTTGCCGCTATGATATCTGGATCAGACGCTTCTTGATCACGAGCCTCTCTAAAAATTTCTCTTGTTTTAGTATAGTCTGTTCCGGGTGCCTTTATTTCGGCTCTAACAGTTTTCCATTGTTTTCCGGTAATATATATTTCGTCGTCACCGTCCTTTAGCATAATCGTTGCATCATCAGGAACTTTACCACTCAAAACTTGGCCTACACCTACAAGACCAAAACCCATGCCGTCTAAGTAATTAACACCATAAGTTTTGCTCTTACCTTCGCCGTCAAAGTCCAATAATCCAATTCTAGCTGAATCGTTGCCATACTGGTCTATTAAGGCTTGTCGTCTACGGGCATCATCATCTTCTTTGCCGGGATCGTCAAGAACCTGTTCTGTTTGCACAGTTGTAGTCGGCGTCTCAGGAACCACCTCTTTAGGTACATAGTCTTCCTTGCGTACAAAGCCCTGTGGAATTTCTGTCACACCGGGAATGAATGTAATTGTACGCTCTTCACCAGTTTCTTCGTTGACAATTACAATTGTTGTAGGTGCTGTTCCTTCTGGTGGTTTTATGAACTCACTGGCAGTAGGCAGTGTTTGGGGTGCTTGATACACAGGCGTTGCTTGTTGTTCTGGACGCGCAATAGGTGCCATCTCAATAGGAGATGCGGCCATGCCCACTTGTGTCTGTCCAGCTTGAAACTGTGGTGCTTGATATGTCACACCAGTATTTGGATCATTTCCGAATACAACACCGCCTGTATTATACTCTTTATCTTCGTCGTTGTCAACACCTTCAGAGCCGTCAACAATAATTAAATCTGTAATACCAAAGGGAAGATCGTCAGGCATGGTGGCTTCATCGCTGTTGCCCATCTGCCCCATCTCTTCCATCATCTTGAGGCCCATCTTAGCTTCTTGCCGCATCATCATTAGCTTTTCAAGACCGATGTAACGTACCACGTCAGCCGGAAATACAAACTCGCCCTCACTCAGTTGGGCAGGAATATCATCACGCACTTCTTCTTGTGATGAACCCGGTGGTACATCGTTGCCAGACACAGGGTCTTCAGTGCCACCATCTTGTTCTAAACCACCGTCTTTAAGAAAGCCGCCACTCTGCATTTTTTTGGGTTTGTCCATACCTACTTCGGCAACTTGATAATCATCCATAAATAGTTCCATCTGTTTTTGCATTGGTACTGCTCCACCTTCTTGCAGCATCAAGCCGCCTTTATTTTTCATAAATTCAGGACTACTCTCTGTCATCCCGCCAAACAAACCTTTTACTTGGTTTGGTTCAAGTAACATGTAGCTATCCGCAAAACGACTGTTCATGTCAATTTCAGCAGGATCAATTTCGCCACGTTGTGCGCGTTGTATTTGTTCTACCAACTCATCTATGTTTTCGTTTGCTGTGCCTTCGTACTCATTGCGATACACAAATGAGTCGTAGCCATTTTTATTTGCTGTCTCTTTAAGTGTGTTAAACCATGCAATACGATCTTCTTGGCTGTTTATAGTATCTAGTCCACGACGCTTTGCACCATGCGCTTCTAAAACAATATCCCGCCACAAACCTTCATCCATGCCAGCCCTCATGGCATCTGGGAGCATGGTATATGTTTCACCGTCTACTTTTACTTTTGGTGCTTTGGCAAATAAAGCAGCATCACTCTCATCACCTTTTAAAAATTTTATTCTTTGTAAGTCACTAGATGCTACAGAAAGATTTGCCAGCCAGCTACCGGGAACTTTGAAGTTACTCATATCGACAATACGAGCAGGTTTCAAATCCGCTTTGAGAACCATAGGAAGGATACGTTCACCCTTCACCATTTGTTCTGCTAGTTCTGGATTATAATTTGTTTGTGTAGAACCTCTAGCTGTTGCTTGTTGCGCTGTGCCAACATGAAAACCTATATCGCTGGTGCCACTGCCTATTACATCTGCCGTGTCAAAGTCTGCTTTTGTTAAATGAAAAACACGACTGGACTCGTTGTTTGGATCGTACCCCATGCGAGGTGCCGGTGCATCTGTTGTTTCTGCTGCCTTTAACTCTGCTAGTGTAGGTAAGTCGGGAGTACCTGCTTCGTCATTTAATTTTTTAACTTCGTCTGGCTCAAGGACTCTATTGACTTTCATCTCACCACTAATAAGCCAGTTGCCTTGCATATTAGGATTAGTTTTATATCTGTAGTATCCACCGGAAGGAAGTTGATCTGTAATCTGTGCTTCCTTCACATTTAACAATCCTTTACGCTCTCCTGATTTTACAGTAGATGCGTTTGAATCTGCTACAGATTGCCAGTCAGTGTCTGCTGGCATTTCAACTTCTGCCCATACCTGATCATCTGATCTGTACTTTTGGCCTTTATATTCTAATCCAATGTGAGGAGCAGCGGGTGAATCTCCTGCATGAAATCCGGGCCTCAAAGCCACAGCTTTTACTGTTTTAGCTTTAGACCCCGCAGGAAGAAAACCCTTTTCAATAAGGATATCTCGTGTAGCCTGATCTGGAATTGTGATATTGTCACCAGTTCCCTTTTTGTCTCCCGTTCCTTTAGACGGCACATATTTTTTACCATTAGGAGCAGTAAACACAGATTCAGGAATTACAGCAGAAATAAATTCCCCTTGTGGTATTTTACTGTCTGCATCTACAAACAGAGGATATAGGTTTCCATCTTCACCTTTTGTGAATAGTTTGTATGCTTTTACCGTTTTATTGGGTTTTAAAGCGCGAATACCTCTTCCAACTGCATCACCAAACACAGGCACAACACCTGCTAAAGTAGCCGCGCCTTCAATACCTGCACCAACATAGTCTCCTTCATCAAGAGCATCTGACGTGCGTTTTATACCAATTGCTTCACCCAAAAAGGGTGCAGACTCTGCAGCAAACATAGCAACATCTTTAGCCGTGTAACCACCCTCTTCTATTTGACGCTGTGCGCCTTTAGAACGACGACGAGGATTGCCTCTTACACTAGATTGTGGAATAGCTATATCTGTTTGTTCGTTAACGCTACGATCCATTTACCTCTTCCCGAAGCATCTTTAATTTTCTAAGAACAGCCACAGAACCTTGTGACCTGTACATCATAATGTTGCTATCTGATTGCTCTAATGCTTTATGCTGCTGCTCAATCAGAGCATCAATGTAATCATTGAAGGCCAGCCACTGGCGGTTGTTGCCCACCCACGGCTTCAGCTTGCTGAGTATTTGCTTGTCCATTTGCACTAAATCCTTGCTCACCCGGTACAGGCGCATTGCCTACACCAATTGTGCCGCCACCAGAACCAGAGTTATCCATGACGTTAGCCCCAGCAGGTGCAGCCTGTTGTTCAGGCATAGGTGCTTGGAACTGCTTCATCATCTCTGCTTGCAGTGCAGCTTCGTTCATATTGTTGGTTACTTTGTCGGGGTCAAGATCAAGGGATTTTGCAATCTCACGGATTACGTATTGGAATTTAGCAAACGGTGCTAGAGCAGGATTACTTGCAACCTGCAAGAACTGCATCAACCGTTGACTACGCACTTCGTTTGCCATCAGACTTTCAGTGCCACGCGCTTTGACTTCCAGATCGCCTTTTGTCTCTGGATCAAAATCAAACTGCATATTAAATCGGAAGAAACCCTCACCAAGAGGACGCAGTAGATAATCGTCTACGTTTTTAATGACAGTCTTAATGCTGCCAGCAGCAGCACCCATTAGCATAGAGATACCAGATGCTGTACGGCCCACGCCTTGCACACCTGTCTGTCCGTGTGCAAATGATGGGAAGCCTGTGCTTTCATCTGCCAGCACACGTGCCTTGTCAAAAAGCATCATGTTCTCAGACGATACATTAGGAAACTTTGTACCGAAGATAGCCTGACCCGGTGCGCCACCCTGACGGCGGAATACCTTGCCCGGATACAGCGACAGGTCTTGCCCCGGTACTAGATTGGTTTCGTCTACTTCTACAATCAAGTTGCCTGACAGCACAGCGTTGTCTACCGCCATACGCATGAAGCCGTTCATCAGCGTTTGCGTATCGTCCATGTTCTCTGCAATGCCCACGCCAAAGAAGCTGTACGGGTTCAGTTCATAAGGTGCGGCTACATACGGAATCTTAGCTGGCTTGAATGGGTTCAAAACCATGCGGATAAGTTTGCCGTTACAAATCCAGATGTTGCCCTGCAGTTCATCAAAGTCTTTGAGTTCGTCAGGGATTTCGACGCCGTTTTCTTCCATCATCTCTGTATCAACCATGCCCCAATACTCAAGCACCTCAAAGCGATCAATGCCATGCTCTGGTGCGTAGTCGGACAGATCATCTTCCCAATACTTCTTATTGTAATTCTCACCAAACGAAATTGCTTCGTCAATAACTTGACCACGGAAGTATGGCCGCTTTTTTAGATTGCGCAATTGAGAGCGAGACATTTTGTGACGCTCAATTACAAACTGCGCCTCATCCATGTTGTTGGCATCTGGGTCTGGGTAAAAGTTCCAGACAGACACATGATTGACCTGCGGAATAGTTTTGAACACCGGATCATAGTTACCGTCATCACCCCAGTTAGGATATTCTTTGTCGGTGGCAAATGGGCCTTTCATAATCCCTGTGCCGAAGAGGGCCATCTCAAATGCACTGCTTCGCAGGTTTTTATTGGCACCCGACTCCTCAAGCTGATCGTGGATTTTCTTTTCCATCTTTTTAGCCGCAATCATGGCTGGGCTAAATTCAATAGCTGATGGGGTTTTACCCGGCCCCTCTTTTAGCTTGTCTTCTACAGCTTCTAGTTTCTGCTCAAGTGGACCTAGCCTTTCGCCAAGCGTTTGTTCCGTAGCACCCGGCGGCAGTTCCTGTCCATCCCCAGCAAAGCCATAAGGACTCTGCATCCCTTCAGGCTCCTGCGGATCAAAATGTACATCTGCCACTACGCCTTCTGGAAGTTCTGTAGGTTCAATAGACAGTGGGAACTTATTGTTAGCAAACAATACGTCAACAATTTGACCATATGCTGCCAGTGTTTTTGTTTTTGTTACCTTGATAAAGACACGAGATTTTTCGGCCTCTGTAAACTGTACATCCGGCCCATACAAACCACGATAATTGCGGTATGCCCGAAGCCAACGCTCTTCATCTTGATAACGATAGTCTTCTGCTTTCTGATACTTTTCCATAATGAAAGGAATAATATTAGAAACATCTACATCGTTAGCTACAGTATCTTCTGTATCTTCCAACGCAATGGCGTCGTCTTCAATCATAATTTCGTCGTCTGCCATGTGTTTTTCCTTTAGTATCCAAATGTGGAGTCAGCTACCGGCATACCTGTTGATGGTCGCCCGTGCGGGTCGTAGTCGAAAATAGAGAACCGGGGTCTGGACATAATCCCATACCGTAGCGCGTCGTAAAGGTGGTCTTCAGACTTTGTATCAACGTCTTCTGGATTTTTCTTGTCCAAAGGGATGGACGGTATTTGACTGATGACATTTGTACAGCTATCAAAAAATACAAGTCTAGGCTCCTCTGTAAACTCATCTATCTGTAAGCGTCGGTGTATCTCGTTCTTACCAGCTACGCGACTACCTCGACTTCTGTCGGATGGACGCCATCGGCATCCCTTACTAATCATTTGCTCCGCAAGAGAAGGACCAGTATCGCCACGTTTGTGCCAAAGACTGCTATCCAAAACACCATACTTAATGTTGCCATCTTCGGCTTCCAAATCCAAAATTATTTCGGCCAAGTCTGTTGCCAAAACCTTACTGACGTACAGTTCTCTGTATACGACAAGCTGCTCGTCAGGAGCAACTGCAGACCAAATAACACCAGAATAACTGCCGTAACCATAGTCACATGCACGAAACTTGACCCAGTTATTAGGGATATGATAAGGCTCAACAACATGCACGTCACGATTAAATTCCGTAAATGCCGCACCTTCTTTGATGTCCCAATCGCCTTCAAGAAGCTGCCTACGCTGTTGTTCAGGAAGCGAAAGGAGCATGGCTTCGTAGTCGCCTGCTGCAGATAGGTACGGGTTATCAGAAAGTCTTGCCGGGATAAAGCGTCTCTTAAATAGAGATTTTCCTGCCTTGCTATGTCCTGCTGGGTACTTGAGTACCTCTCCTGTTTCAATGTCGGTTGCATCAAAAGACCTGTTGTACGGTGCGGGGTCAATAAACATTTTCTTAACCCACTGATGTCCTCGCCCACCGGGGTTAGTAGTGCCTCGCATAAAGATAGGCAAGTCAGGTGCAGTGGACCGTAGACGACTTCGCATGTAGTTCCATGCATATGGTGTGGCCCATTGTGTCAGTTCGTCAAAGCCTATCCAGCTAAATGCCAGACCCTGATAACGCAAGACATCATCATCTCTGTCGAGATATGACATCCACAATCTCGCGCCAGATGGCGCAGTCCACTGCATCTTCCGTTCTGACCACTTGATACCGGGCCAGATTTTTGGGTACAACTCCTGCGACTTAAAGATGAGTTCTCTTAGTTCCTCAGTTGTGTGACGAAGAAGTAGTCCACTAAATTGTGAATGACCCATATAGCGTAGAGGGTCTGCCAACATAGCGTAAGACTTACCACCACCAGCACTACCACCATAAAGAACTTCTCGTTCACTAGCGGCTAGAAACTCTGTCTGCGGCCCCGGATTAGGCTTGAACAATACATTGGCATGTTCCTCCGCTTGGCTAGAGTCGTATTCAACCTGTCGTATTTCCGGTTGCTGTTTTTGCTCCGGTTCTTGCTTCTTCAATTGCCTTCGCTTTGGCGATTGCCGTTTCCGCATATTCTGCCCACTTGCGGAGGCTTTTAGCTGTGTTCTTACGCTGTCGCTCATTTGCTAACCGTTTCCTCAATCCTACGTGTGAAATGTATCTGCCGCTATTTGCACTTAACCAATTCGCAACCTCACGGTACGAGTATTGGTTTATGTGCTTCCGGGCTTTTTCTAACAAGTCCAGTTCAACTGGTATAGGGTCAAGAATGTCGGGGTCTTCTTCACTCTGTTTGTAACCAAATGGTACAGTCCTTGCAATGCGAGGTATCTGTATCCATTCGTTTTCTTCTTTAATGTCTGTTGGCTGTGGTAGCTTCCACTTGCCTACGCTTCTAGTCATCGTCTTCCACAGCAGCTTTAGGCGGCATAAGCATAACGCCTCCGCTTGCCTCTACCTGCATCTTCTCTGTCTTGACAAGACCTACACGGTCAAGCAGTTCTTTAGCTGCAACCATTTTGTCACGAATACCAAGTTCTGTCGGATCAAACAATGCGCCGGTCATAGCCATCGCAGCCTTGGGTGCATTCTGCGCCATGTACATTTGTGTAGCCTCAAGGATTTCTTCCTTCAAACCTTTGACAATTTCTGTTGTGGTTGTAGCATCTGAGTAGCCAGCCATCTTCTTAGCCATAACCATGTTGCCACCGGCTTCATCAAAAAGCACATTTAAAAACGCTTGTTGTTTTCCTGTCAGTTGTCTAGCCATTAAACTCTCCGTGATGCATGGCATGAGAAAGTTTTGTACTACGTGATTTTACCTGATTTGCCCACCTGCTGTCAAGCATTTCTTTCGCCGCTATATCAAATTTTTTCTCATGGACAGCGTTCCACATCTTTACAAACTTACAAAGTCGTGGTACACCCATATTAAATGCCATGTCCATCAGTACAAGTTGACGCACAGCGTCTAACTCATCTACGCAAGGGTGCGCACGGACAAGTTCCTGTTCGACTATCTGCACGTCATTCTGTGCGAGGTACATAGCATCAGCTTCGGTGATGCCGTCAGAAAAGATGTGGTCAATACTTGGGATATCCATCCAGTCCAGTTCTTCTTTACTGATGCCCCGGTCATCCAGATTACGGCCAATGCCCACTGTGTTGATGCCTAACGTGTCTTTGTATACGTCAAGGCGCAAACCTTCGTGGGCAACCAACTTATTCAAAAAATCATCTTTATTGTATTTCATTTCTCATGTCCCATCCACACGGCAAAGGCACCGGTCATAGCCCCTGTCACGACACTTACAAGTGCTGCTTGCTGTGACGTAGGGTCTGGCAATGCCATAAACCACTCCACTACCCGCCAAGCGGATAAGGACATCCCAAGCATCATCAGACGTGGTAGTATCTTCCACTTCAGCATTCTTTCCATTGTTACTTCTGCCACGGTTCTTCCTCGCTTGCTCTTCGGTAGTTCTCTCGTGCATACTCCACATCGGCATTAGGACTACCTTTTACCAAAGAATTTTGTAGCACTGCGTACACCAAAGCTGGCAGCAACAATAACACCAAGGCTATATTGATACCATTCTGGCATGGCCTGAAGCTGCGCAAAACCATTAGCTACTACCTCTTCCATTCCGGGGATAAATGCTAGAATTAGCGGGATGCTAAACAAGATGGTCAACCATTCATCTTTCCACGAAGACTGACTACCTTTAGCCATCTCCAAATCCCAGTCAATCTCACCCGTAGCTTTCTTTTGCATTACGATAGCTTCGGCTTGTGCCTTGGCTACCTTCGTGGCTGATTGAGCCTTCTTCTCTTCTACTTTTCCACTGAGCCATGTGCCAGCTAGATTAGCTATTGGCCCTATCAGTGCTGTCAGCATTCTGTAATTCCCATAATTTCTTCTTAATCAAATACACACGATACTCAACATCTGGCTCCATATCTGCCAAGCGAACATCTCGTGGGTCATTACCCGCCTCTGCGAAATCTTGCAGTCTTTTTAGCAATAGATTTAGGCTGGCGTACAAACTGTTTCCCCTTGCGTTTGCCTTCTCTCTTAGCCTTAGTTGTAGCAGCATACTCCGCTGATGTCAAGGACTTTATTGCTTTTTCTGGTAAATACCTTTCACCGGTCTTTGCACTAGGCTTGCCAGACTTAGTACGCCACTTTTGCTTTGTCCACGACTTGAGACTTTGCTGTGACTTCTTTAGTGTCATTATATCTTTCCTTGTGAGTGTAAAGCCAGCAATACAAAACAAGCCAGTACGGTCAAACCTACAATAAGCAAAAATGTAATAATGGCTATTTCAAAATACTGCTTGCGTTTGCGTCTAGCTTCGTCTTCAGCTTCTTTTTTAGCTACACGAGCCTTTGCTTGAAACCTCTGCCAATCATGCCACAGACCGGGGCGACCTGTGTATATCATAATCTGCTTTAGCTGCTCTTCCTGTTCACGTATCTGCTCAAGAGCCATGAACTCTTCTAGGTCAGAGCCGCCACCCTTTTTGAGTGACTTACGTTCTAAATCTTGCTTTGCACCAACAAACTTGGCAATTGCGCTACCCGCAGCGGCAATGTCCTTACCGTTAGATACGGCTTGTTTGATAACTTGAAAAGCTGCATTTGCAGCCGCTAATTCGGCAAGCATCAGTAAGTCTCCATATCTTTGTTTACAGTAGCGGGTAAGCAGTATGCTGTCACACTCTCACCCTGCTTATGAAGTTTCTGTGCATACCAAACACAATCATTCAAGTCACGAAAGTACATATCCTTACTAACTTGACGCTTGTCCTCTCCTATGCCAAGAAAGACAAACAGGAGAAAGACGTGTTTCATTATTACTTGTAGCCGCCCCCTGCTTTTTTGTAGGCTGATGCCAGCATCTGGGCTTTACGCGCCGACCACTGTCCGGGTGCGCCGCCTTTGCCGCCAGCTTTGATGCGACTGAACTGCCGCTTCCTCATTCCGGGCTTAGTATAGTTGCCAGCTTCATTAACTCTTGATTTGCTCTTAGGCGCACCGCCTTGCGAAAGGCTAACCGTTCTAGTCGGTTTCTTTTTCGCTGTAGTTTGTGCGGCTTTGGTTTTTTTAGCGGCTGGCTTTTTAGTGACACGGGGCATCTCCTGTCTCCTATCTCGCTGGGTCAAAAAATTCTTCACAGGCAGTAGTAACAACTAGCTTACTAGCTGTACCTGCTGTGCATTTGATAATGTCACCTGCATGAAGATACAGGGGTCTGTCTACAGTAAATATAGACTCGTATGACCCGCCCGCAATATTGTGAGCAGTCAACAAGTCATATTCTGCATTATCATCTGCATGAAAAAGGTGTAGGCTCAAAGTCACGTTACCTGTGTGATTATTACTTACAAACAAATTCTCCAAGTGTGAAGAGAAGTTTGCAGGTACGGTGTACACATTCGTCTTGTTAGTATTACCTAACGCAACTACCTCTGTACGGAACTTAGAACCCGATTGTAATACTGGCATCTCTACTTTCCCAATACTGCTTTCCGTAATCATGCAGTATTTCTTCGCCCTGCTTTATTTTTTTAAGCGCAAAAAACTTAACAAAGCGTTCATCTTCATCTTCAACCTCCCACTCAGCGTTTGGACTTGCGCTATGATTATACACCATAGCAAAGCCAAGTGGGATGTAATACTCTTCTTCGCCGTCATAAGGCGTGTGAAACATGTAGTCATGGAGGACACACTCATCTCCCACGTCAGTATAATCCGCGACCAGATAAGGACACAACTCAATTGTATCTCCTTGAGCATAGTCCCTATCTGCGAAAACACCAAGTCCATGTATTTCCGAATCTGCAACATATGGCATTACTTCTTCTTTTTTGCCATACCGCCGCGCATCATTTTCTTTTTAGGCATACCGCCACCGCGCATCTTTTTCATGCCCATGCCGCCGCCACGCATCATTTTCTTTTTAGCCATCTTAGCTTTGCCCATTGCCATCTCTTAATCTCCTTCTGTCAAGCACTAAAGCATCGTATACTTCTTCTGGAAAGTGTTCATAGTAATTAGACTTTTCCAGATATAGGGCTGCATCGTCTAGTTTAGATAATAACTGAACAAAGACCATACAGTAGGACAGGCTGTCGTCCGTTACGTCGTCATCGACAAGGAAATCAAGACCAGCCTCTGTAGCGTCGTAGTCAGGGTGGAACACCATCAAGTGTAAATCCATACCGGCCACAGACGCCAACTCATTAATGCCATCGCAATACCCATCTAGGTATTCCATATCTGGCAAATCTTCTTCTGCCCACACTACAATATCATAGTCATGGTCATTGAACTTACGGACCTCTTCCATCAGCCCGTCTAGTCCTGTATTGATACTGAACACTACCTTATTATCAGCCCATGCCTTTCTGGCATAAGGGCAAGGTGGCAGACCATTTAGTTTAGCATTCGGTACTTCTAAAAAGTCTTTTGACCACGTGCGTATGTCTTGCTCAACTCTATGCACGTGGGTTTCGTTTACGAGCAGTTCGTGTACGTGCATAAGACCTGTTTTGTGAGGCTGTCTTCACTGCTAGATTGCCACGGCGATTGTCGCGTGGATTACCATTACGATGTGCGACATCCTTACCTGCAACAGCTACGCCAGCCTTCTTCAGCTTATTACGCGCCGCATTACGGCTGGTTCTACGCTTGACCTGTTCTGGTCTGGCGTGGTATCTGTCGTACTCCTTACGGTAGTCCCGTTTAGGACGCGCAGGTCTTTTGGGTACACGAGGTGCCATTAGCTGTTTACGATTTTGTTGTACGCAGCGCGTCCTCTGGGGCCACTAGCGCGAAGCGCACGTAGACCAGCATTGTCTTGAACAGCCCCGCCAGCAGAGTACATGTGTACTTTGCCGTTAGCCATACCGCCCCGCATCATCTGTGCTTTTTTGCTACGGGCTTGGTTACGGCGATTGCGTTCAAACTCTTCAGTCTCTTTCATCTGCTGCTTGAACTCTGCTTCAGTAGCCATGCCAGAAGGAAGTGCGACACCAGCTTGCTTCAGCTTGCGACGGAGATGCTTTTGCGCCTCAACCTCGTCAAGACCATTCTTTCTGGCAAACGCCATTGCCTCATCACGAATTTTGTCAAAAGCTGGAGAAGTCTCTGAAATTTTTATAGGCATTATTTTTTCTCCGATTTCAGTTTAGTTGTGTACTTCTTGCCATTCCACGTGAAAGTCTTTGCACCTTTCTTGCGGAAGTGAGCAAATGCTTCTTTGAATGGAACACCACCTCTGGAAACACCGACGTTGAACTTTTTCGCCGGATCAGCGCCTTTGTTGGTTGCGCTTGGAGCCGCTTTTTTCTTAGGCGTAGGCATACGCTTCGCTGCAGCACCTTCCTTGGATACAGGTGTGGACTTCTTGCGGTCTGTTGGCTTTGCCAACGAACTACGGATACGCGCCAGCGCATCTGCAGCCCTCTGACCACCACTAGGCTTCTTTGTAGTCGTTGCCGTCGTACCAGAAGTCGGTTTGTCCAGCGCGCCCTTTACACGAGACAAAGCAGCGGATACTTTTTTGTCCGGTCCTGCCGCTTTCAACATCTTACGAATTTGACCTTCTGTCATGCCCTGTTCCAGAGCAGTGCCGACAATGCCTTCACTGAGACTAGGAAACGATGCCTTCAGCCTACGGATTGCCAGCTTATGAGATTCTTTCATAGCCATTTTAATATTTCCCTTTTCTTGATTTAGGACTAGATTGTTTTGGTTTACCTGCCCCACCCCACAGAGTGCGACATGCCCAATAACGAGCAGACAGGATATCAGTGGCGGTGTCACACTTGTGTCTGGCTCTAAATGATTTACGGGCGGCTGCACTGTAGTTGTGTCCGTAGCCCGTAGCACCGAAATGAATTAGTTTTACTGTCTCGCCCTTTTTCGCAAGCACCATCTTCTTCTTACCGGGTCTGTTGGACTTAATGGGGCGATTGTAGCCGGGGAAGGTGATACCACGGTACTTTACACTCATAGCTTAATACCTTTGGGTGTAGGTTCTTCACACTTGAAACTGTACTGCATAGGCATAGGCATGGTCATCGCCAATGCACTAACCATTTGATGCACACGCATCATACACTCTTCACGAGTTTCATAGGGACCACGCTCATCCGTGGCTTCAATGCACATGCTGGCATCTGTAGCACCTAATGCACATGCTAATACCATAGCGGTAAACATTTCATTTGTCCTCCGACCAGCCTTCAGCCCTCATAGCGTCCTCTACATGCTTCAATGAAAAAGAACGCCCATAGTGCGCTTCAACTGCCTGTCGCACGTAGAAGACATCACTGTGGGGGATATGAAGACGGTCTAGTGTATTTGTACGGATAGCATGATAAAATGCTTCCAATACATTGTCTGTGTATAGTTTTACGGATTTCTTAGCCATTGTCAAGTAAAAACTTCAATTATCTGAGGCAGTCACAGATGGTATGTACGAATGCAGCACCCATAATGTACGTAATGTACATTACTATTAAAGTAACGTACAGATAAAAACCCCATTTAAGCATGATTATGGTGTCTCAGTGTCTTTGTACAATTATATGTTACATTGTAATGGTTTTTAACAAGATTGTAAAGGCATTTTTAATGTAACAATGTCATTGTAGTCTAGTTATACATAATTATACCAGAATTAGCAGGTCGTGTCAATAGCTAAAATGCACCTGCCCCAAAAATACCTTATTGTTGCACAAAAAATAGGCAGATGCACAATCCTTGAGCATATTAATTGATCACTTTCCGTTGTGGTTAACACTCCATTTTCCTGATCTGTGTGCTTCTCTGTACATAGTACGTAGGTACGGGGGTGTGGCCCATGCCCGACGTGCTGATTTCGTGCGAAACATGCCACCGCCAGCCAAAAAATGATAGTTTGGCGTTGCTGCAGCGAGATTGTCACACCTGTGACAGATTAAGCGCCTGATATCGTTGCGTAATTCAGATTGCGGCAAGGAATATGTCATCACTTGCCCCAGCTTGTTCGTGTTTTAGCACGTGAATACACCCCACCCCGTGCGTTGCAAGGTAGGAGTACCCCCTAGCCGTACACATGCATGATAGAAATGATAGTTGTACGATAGTACACATGATAGAAGTGTCAGAATTTTGACAGGGTGTCGGGATATTGACAGCACAAGTGTCAAATTGATGACACCAAAAAGTGTCACACGTGTGACATTCCTATTTGCATTCAGTCGTTTTTTCAGGCAATATAAAGACAGTCGCAATGACGCGACGGACACCAACCCGAAGGGAAAATCAAAATGTCTGTTATCGTAAAAATCATCAAAGCCGAAGCCACCGCCGAAAAGAACGCAACAAAGCGTTTAGTTGAAAATCACGCCGATATCCTAATGGAAGCCGCCGCCATTGCCGATATCCGCGCCGCATATCGCGGCAAGGATTTTGCCGCCGCAATGAAAGCGCAAGGTTATGGCAATCTTGGAGAGCGTGATCAGCGCAACAGTCTTGCCGCCGTGCTTTGGATTGCCAGCGACGAAGGCACCAAAGCGTTTCACGATTGGGCGATGGATGATGGCCGCGCCAATTGTTCAACCTTGCGCGGCATCAAAAAAGCCGCCACCCCAACAGCTACACGTGCCGCGCGTCCGTCTGAAGGTGGCGAAGGTGAGGAAGCCGAAGCGGTGGACACTGCAGACAAAGCGCCGCGCACCGCCGCCGATATCCTGAAAAATGCTTTCGACCAGTGCCGCGCCGCCGGTATCAGCCCGGAGCAGTTTCTGGAATTTGTGATCAGCGCCGAAGGTGCAAAAGTGGCCGACAAGGCAATCGACAAAGCCGCCGCCTAATTGTCACACGTGTGACACTTCACAACGGGCCAGCCTTCGGGCTGGTCCTTTTTTTGTGCCGACATCAGCCGCTGGCTGACAGGTCAGATAGTAGTGGGGGGTGGGGCGTGATGTGATAGATGTGGGGCATGGGGTGTGGTGTGGCACGTTTGACATAAGGTGTGGGGTGTGGTACCTTTAAGGACAATCTGAATTACAGAGTTTTTTCAACCCGACTGTCACACCTGTGACACGTTCAATAAGGACAAGAAACATGAAAGAACAGTTTTACATCTTCGCCGACAACAATCTGGTCGAGGTCACTTGCTCACTGGCTCGTGCCACCGACGTTTCCAAGGCACTACGTGAGCGTCACGGCAGCTTCCTTGCTGGCAAGATTGTTGTTAAATCCTACATGGTGGATGTCTCTGCGGTGCAAGCCGCTTCAGATCGTTATGACGAATTGAGGAGCGAAAACAATGAAAGCATTTGAGAATGACCGCATCGTGCCTATTGCCAGCGCACGGCTGCGTTCTGCCGGTACATGTGAGCGAGTCGCTGCGCATGAGCAGAACCTGCGTGATCGCAAGCTGTATCCGTCGCTGGATCAGGGTGTGATGATGTCTGCCCAAAACTTCAAGGCATATGCCGAAGCCAAGCAGGACGAATGGCGCAGGTCATGGTTGTATCGTGCGCAGCAACGTCTGGCAGATATGCGCCGCAAAAAAAGTGTCACACCTGTGACAAACATTGAGGAGTGGAAATGATGATTACTTTTGGTTTGAAGGTATGTGTGGTGCTGGCCTATTGGGCTTTGGCTTGCCACCTGTTCTTTACAGAGACGACTGACCCTAAGTTTATCTATGGTGTGTTGTCTATGTCTGAGGCAATCGGGTTTATCTTCATTGCCTTTGGGATGTTCGTTCTATTTACTATGGGGTGGAAAAGATGACTGATAACAATGCAAAGCTACGCATGTCTGTCTATGAAGAACACAAGCTGGATTGCGCTGGATGTTGTGAGCCGTTGGATTGGCACACGTTCAAGATTCACGTGTGGCGTATTGCCGAAGGGGATTGGGCCGATGCGTTTCTACTGGCTGGTCGCATCGCTAGTGGCGAGACAACACTGCTCAAAGCAGCGAAAGAAAAGTATCAAGCGGAATCACGTTTGACATAAGGGATTGTGTGTGGTAATGTCTATGCACAATGTAAATGGCAACTTGGAAAAAGGAGATGTAGCCATGTTTATCAAAGTAAAAGCTATCAACATCATCAACGCTATCGCTGGCCGCAAGCCGACCATTGATCGCACCAACCTGTATTCCTACAACCGCCTTGGCAAATACTATGTCGGCCCTACGCAAAACAAAAAGGGTACGCCTAGCCAGTTTTTGCAGGTGAATGATGGGTATCATGTACGGTACTACCAGAATCCGTTTTGGAATCTGTACCGCATCGTGTCCAAGAATGGCAATGACTTTGTTGTCCATGAGGCACGGTAGACTGTCACAGGTGTGACACTTCGGGGTGGTGCAATGTCGTGCCACCCCCAACCCCAACAAGTGAGGCCACTATGATTATCTATGACCTGTCCAAAGTCCCTGCTGACGTTGTTGCACAAATCTACGCCAGCGAGAAATTCACCAAGTGGTTCAGCGAGTTCCCGACAAAGCTGCTGAACATTGACAACCCCAAGACTGTAAAGGGTGAGAAGTATGGTGTCCGCACGGCTGTCCTGTACCTGTCACCAGCCAAGAAGTCCGGTGTCAATCTGTGTGCCATGTCTCACATCGCCAAGTGCGAGGGGCCATGCTTGGATGAGGCAGGGCGTGGTGCTATGTCATCTGTCCAGATGTCACGCCTACGCAAGACGCTGTTCATGTTGCAATACTGGGATGATTTCAAGTCCATGCTTCTGACTGAGGTTCTGATCCATGCCAAGTATTGCGCCAAGCATGGTTACTTCAACGACGATCATGATTGGGTTGACAGTCCTTTGCGTTGCGCTGTCCGTCTCAATGGTACGACAGACATTCGCTGGGAGAACAAGCTGTGGGATGCAATGGTATCGCTTCATCGTGAGCATGGGGTGCAATGGTATGACTACACCAAGATTGCCAATCGCATGGTGCCTGACCTGTCAATCTACGACTTGACATTCAGCTACAGCGGTGTGCCAGAGTATCAGCGTTTTGTACAGACTGCCATTGACATGGGTATGCGTTTGGCTGTGGTGTTCCGCTATCGCACACAGATACCCAAGCATTTCATGGGCATGGATGTGGTCGATGGTGACGACAGCGACTTGCGCTTTATTGAGCCGCAGGGTGTGGTGTCCGCGCTGTATGCCAAGGGCAAGGCAGTGCATGACGACAGTGGTTTTGTAGTGGGATAAGTGTCACACCTGTGACAAAGGAGAACGCCATGAAGATCAGACCTGTAAATCCTGTAGCACGGGCGTTAGCACAGAACCGTCGTCGTGCGCAGGTAGTGCCACCCAAGAAGGGCAAGGGTTCGTATAACAGAGAGAAGGAGAAGACGAATGCACGGAAACATGAATCAGGTGAAACGTCTGGCTCATAAGCAGCCAGCCAAGCGGCGCGATAAGCCGTGGAAGATTGCACGTGCGGCCCAGCGTCGTGACAAGCAATACCGGCAGAACGCCACCTTTGCGGATGGCAGTGGTAGGTCACGGCTCAAGAGTGCTTAACCGTCGCAACTTGCGACACTAGGGAGTAAACAATGGAATACACACCGGCAGACTACAACGTCACCATTCATCGTGGCTTTGTGCGTGAAGATGGCATGAAGCTGTGGGGCATTCGACGTTACAAAGGTCAAGAAATTCTTGATTGGCGTGACCAGAAAACCTACGCACGTGATGAGGCAGCCAAAGACAAGGCGAGGGATGCGAGACACAATCTGCATCGCTCCAAGGTTGCCGCAATCAAAGTGGAGCGAGGGTGTGAATGCTGTGGACTGACACACAAACATTGGAAGAAGATGGGACGTAAGTTCTCCAGTGGATTTCACTGCTACTTGCAGTTTGATCACATTGATCCTGAGAGTAAAGCGCACAACGTCTGCGACATGATGGGCCGTGCATGGAAAGCCATACAGGCAGAGATTGACAAGTGCAGGGTAGTGTGCTTCAAATGTCACGTCGGACACACGGCAGAGCAACGTAAAAGAGGAGAGATACAGTGAGTAACATCTGGAAACTTGTAATGGACTGGCGGTACAACCCGCTGTCCCACATACCCGACATGAACACACGGCACATGGTGATGCAGGTGCTGGCATGGATGTGGTGTATCATCTTCAGTATGTCGATGGGCAGCATCGTGGTGTTTGGTATCAGTGCGCTTGCTCATGCCCTGCTGATTGCGGGCATCTTCATCACGGCAGGTGTGTTTGAAACAGCCAAGCGTAGGCCGCAGTATTTCGGTGGGCTTGGCAGAGGCAATGGAGGTGAGCATGATTAAGACAATCCTCACATGCTGGATGGAGACAGACCCAGCCAAAGACCCATTCATGGACAACGTGGTGCGCCTTGCCTGTATGGCTTGCATTGCATGGATGTTGTTCCACGCCTTCAACGGAATTATGGAAAGGATATATTGCTGATGAACAGGTTTCTGATTGAACATCATCCCGATGCCATCGCTAAGTCATTGTGTGATCAGCACATTGTCAAGATGCCATTGGAAGAAGCGCAGATGCTATGCACTAGCCTGTGGCATCATGCACCGGAGTATGCGGAGGAGCGTGGGCTATACAAGCCTGTGCATCAGAAGCATCCCTGTACCTTGTGGGCTATGGAGAACCGTGCCAACTACCGCTGGGCTTACAGCCTGTATATATCTATGCTGTGTGAGTATCACTACAGATACGGCAAGTGGCATGGTGCCGGTAAGCACAGCATTGCATTGTACGAGGGGCGGCATCTGCTACCAGACGGTGACGTGACACCACACCCACAATGCTTCAGCGGACACGACGACTGCAAGACAGATGAGGACTGGCCCATCGTTGCCTATCGTGCGTTCTATACGGTTGACAAGATGCGGTTCGCTAGGTATAACAAGGGCCGTGAGATGCCTGAGTGGATGAGGAGTGCCGCATGAAAACGATAACAGTCAATATCAAACACGAAAGTCGCACCATGCTTGAACGCAAGGTAGAGGATTACTTTCGTGGCTACTCCCCATTCGGGTATGGCACTAGGCTGGAAACACCAGCATACTACGATGAAGACCAGCAATGTTGGGTGGCTGTGATATCCCGACACACCTCTTGTGATTAAGGAGAAGATGATATGAGTGAAGAAAAAACAGAATGGGAAATGCGCTTTGAAGAGGCGTCAGAAACATGGGAAAAATTTAGTGACCATCAACAACGGTGTGTGCTAGAATTACTAAAAGCATGGGTGCCTATTCGTACCCGTGTTGGTGAGTTGTGTTCCATTGAATATGACGATCTGAAAGCAGTTGATACAGCGTGGTGGAAACTAAAGAACGCCGTTGTTGATAAGAATATAGAAATAAAGGAGTGGGATTACTAATGTTTGAAGCAGCAATTATGTGCCTTGCATTGAACATCTACCATGAGGCCCGTGACCAGCCCTTCATTGGGCAGGTTGCGGTAGCCCAAGTGGTGATGAACCGTGTGCGTGACGACAGGTATCCTGACGACGTGTGTGGTGTAGTTAAACAAGGCCCAACCTACTCATGGAGAGAAGACTTCCCCGTGCGTAATCGTTGTCAGTTTAGCTGGTACTGTGATGGCAAGTCAGACAAGACGCCGGATACAGAGGCATTTGAGATAGCCAGAATGATCGCCGTGGGCGTCTACAATGGTAATCTTGGAGACTTTGTTGAGGGTGCCACGCATTACCATGCAACCTACGTCCTACCCGAATGGGCAGAAACAAAATACAAGACAGTTCAAATTGGAGAACATGTATTTTATCGGTGGGACTGACTTGACTTTACCTACGCTTTGTTGTATAACAGAGCATCACTTGCCCTCATGGGCTTCAACTGTCACAGGTGTGACAAATGCAAAGGAGAAAAAATATGCCACTAGATTTTACAGCCGAAGAACTGATCCCCGAAGACATCAACTTTCCTGTGGTCTACGAGGACACCCACTTCCACAAGTCCAAGTACGTCATCAACGGTAACACGGGAGAATACCTTGGTATCGTTGGTAAGAAGTTCAAATGTGCCAGCCACGGCGACTTCTTTACTCGTGCGCATAACGCTGTGTCAGAGCATCTTGGTGAAGAGGTGTGCGACAGCATGAATCTAAAATTCAGCAAGGCACGTAACAATGCTTGGGTGATGATGGAGATGGTCATGCCTAACGTGTTACGTAAGATTGTCACAGACAAGCACACGACTACCATTGCACCTCGTCTCATTGCCCTGCATGGCATCGACGGTAGCTGTTCCAATCAGGTGTACTACGGAGCCATCGATTTCTTCTGTACGAATGGCATGATCACTGGCGACTACGACAAGATCAAACGTAAGAACACAACTAACTTTGACTTGGAGCGGTTCATTGGTGAACTGGAGCATACCATTCAGGACTTCAACAATACGGCAGACACATATCAGCAGTGGGCAGAGACAAAGCTATACACGATTGATGTGAATGCCATGCTCAAGTCCATCATGTCTGATGAGAAGGCAGAGAAGATGTTCAGCTTGTATAATCACGAGACTGTGACACGTGGTCGCAATGTGTGGGCTTTATATTCTGCATTCACTAGCTACGCTAACCCATTGAATGTGGACACTAATGGCTTCGCACTTCGCCGCACAGGAAATGATACGCAAGCACAGAGCCTGTGGAAGCGTGAACA